TGGCCATAATGTTTACTGTCTCATTAACACACTCTACGGTATGATTATTTGCAACACAAAACGATTCTCTATATAATAATTCATTGCCTGCTGTAACGATATCAACCATGCCACACCCCTTTTTGAATATTTATCCTAATATAATCTTCTTTTCTGGAACTTTGATCCCAGTTGTGGATTCCAAGTACGCATCAAGAACATCAGTCCTTGGTGATCCAATTATAGAGATAGAGTTCCTATATACCTCAACTGTGTTTTCCAATTCTATCGAAAATAACGCTGGCATTAATTGCAGACCTTGTTGAGTCGGGGCTGTTGATAAAGGATTGGCTACTACAAAATGGGTATCGAATATCTCTATTACTTTACCTATAATTTCCTCACCAGAATTCATTTTGAATGAACAAACTGTGTTAATTTTCATTAGTCACCTTATCTAAAAATTGTTCTTTGGTCATACCAGCCAATTCTTTGAATCCACCAATATACGCATTGTCAATATATATTTGGGGTACAGCCTTATGCCCTTCCCCAAGAACGAAATCCATTGCCACTTGATCCTCGTCAATTTTTACGACATCTACTTCGATGTCGTATGCTTCAATTAATGCTTTAGCATTAATACATCGCGGGCAATCCGCTTTACTGTAGATTGTTACCATATTTTCTCCTTATAATTCGAAGCCATTAAATGTGCTTTCGTCCATATCATTATTTACACCGCCAATGACATACGAACTAATTTCTGACTCTTGAGCCGCTACCTGGACCTCTTTGCCGCCAATCCATTTCTGTGTCCAGGGTAATGGGTTTGAACCACCTGCATAAGGGCTATCTAATCCAATAACAGTCATACGTTTATTTGCTATCCAATGAACGTAATCAGATAGTAATTCTTTGTTCAACCCAATCATAGAGCCATCTTTGAATAAATAGTCAGCCCATTTGATTTCCTGCTCTACTGCAGTTGTGAACATTGCAGTGACTTCTTCTCGGCACTCTTCTTGAATTTTAATGAAATCTGGATCATCAGTTGGTAAAAGTTTTAACATCGTCTGGGTAAACGCTAAGTGCAAGTTCTCATCACGACAGATTAATTTGATAATTTTAGCATTGCCTTCCATTTGCTTCAGTTCAGCAAACGCCCATGAACACGCAAACGAAACATAAAATCGTATTCCCTCAAGAACATTGATGCTGTTAAGAACCAGCCATATTTTTTTCTTAATGTCATACAAGTTCACGGAGCTTGGATCTATTTGATATTGCAAGGAATCAGCGTGTAATGAATCATATTCTTTTGTTACAGCTTCACTGCACTCAAGTATTTCTGGAATAGTCATCATGTCGTCAAACACTACGCTTGGATCAGGATATATATTCCTAATAACATGAGTATAACTTCTACTATGCAAGCCTTCGTTCTGTGTCCATAATGTTATCCAACTCTCAAGTTCAGGTATACTGGCTAACGGTAATAAAGTTAACGCAGGCGATCTTCCTTGAACGCTATCTAAAAGAACTTGACGTTTTAAATTTGATGTAAAAATGTGTTGCTCAAATTCTGTTAACTGCTTAAAATCTTTACTATCACGAGTAATATCAACTTCGTTTGGTTGCCAGAAAAATCCTAATTGCTTTTCTGTTAATTTATCAAGTACCTTATACTTTAAGATATCATATCGTTGTACATCTACTGCTCCATCTAAAAACATTTTCCGTTCTGTTGATGGGGTGTTGTTTATTTCAAATACACTGTTCATTTAGTTTCCTTATTTTTTCTATTAATTCACTATCACTATAATTGATAGTTGCCGGTTGGCTGTATTCCCAAATGCCATCGTCGGCTATTAGAATTGCTTCACTTGAACCGGATTCCGGGTTTCTTGACATTGCTAGTCCTAGCGGATGTAAAATTTCTTCATTTATGCGTCTAATTAGCCCCAAGTCCGACATATCGTTCCAATTTATGGTGTTTGGTTCTGGTTCGGTTTCTGGGAATTCTAAACTATCTTTACTAACCCAGCGTTGGGTGTTTTTGTCGAGGTTATCATCGTAAAATTCAATTAGAAATTCATCATTCTTTTCTTCAAGTATTTTGCACTTAACTAAAACTGTTCCCCACATGCCGCTCCAGGAATATTTTACATTTGTTTTCATATTTTACAAGCCTCACAATCATCATCTGCGTTGACGTTTATTTCACCTTGACCATCGAATGTATTATTATAATACAATTGTTTAACTCCGTATTTGTATGCAAGTAATAAATGCTTTAACATCTCACTCATTGGAATCTTTTCGTCTGGGTAGAACTCTGGATTATAACTTATATTGGCAGAAACACCTTGATCTATATATTTTTGTAATACTGCTACCAACTTAATATAACCCGCTGGGGACTTTTGATCCCATAATAATTCGTATTTGTTTTTAAGTTTTCTGTATTCTGGAACAACTTGAACAAGAACTCCGTCTTTACTTTGCTTATAACTTACATACGATCTTGGCGGCTCTATGCCATTTGTTGCATTTGCGATTTGTGCAGAGGTTTCTGCAGGCATTAAACTGCCAGTACAGCTATTTCTAATACCTGTTTCTTTTAATTGCTCACGCAACTTATCCCAGGGTAACAAATCTCTATGTGGCACTAATTCATCTACAGATTGCTTATACGTGTCTATTGGGAGAATGCCTTTGCTGTATTTTGTGTCGCCATTACCAGGACACGCACCAAAGTCTTTAGCTAAATCAGCACTTGCTTTGATTAAATAATAAGACCAATGCTGAGCCCATGTGTCAACTAATTCTAAGGCGCTGTCATCGCTATACTTGACATTATTCTTAGCCAAGAAATACGCAAAATTAATGATACCCACACCAAGTGGTCTGTATTTTTCAGTAGATACTTGGCCAGCTAATACAGGATAATCCTGATATGACAACAGAGCGTCTAATCCACGTATTGCAAGAGTACACGCCCGTTCCATATCTTCAGGGTTTTTGAATACTCCGAAATTTATTGCTGATAATGTACATAATGCTATTGATGCTGGATCTTCATCTTCTACCAAGTGCGTGAAATTTGTGTATTCTGAATCTGTTGTTTCTGTTTCATCATTAAATTCAAATAATGAAGGACTTTCGGATCTGAATAATATCCCATTCTCATTATTCTTAAATTTATCCAGGTTTTTGTATTTTACTCGTATGCTTTGTAAATGCGCACCATCATCTACTGATTCTAATGGTTTGGTGTGCAGGTCAATTTCTTGACACAAATTTGACATATAGATGGCTAATTCTTTTTCATTGAACGCCCCATGTTGATTTGCGTGGTCCACATTCATTAAATACAATCTACCAGTATCTTTTCGCTCTTGCATGAACATAGTAAATAAGTCCAGGGCTTTTACTCGTTTTTTACGGAGTTTTGTATTGCGTTCAGCTTTTTCATAAAGCTCCTTGAACTTGTCTTGATCTTTAAAAAATGCTTCATATAATCCTGGTACTGAATCTGGACTAAAGAGAGTAATGTCCTGATTAGTTATCAATCGCTCATACATAAGTTTATTGAATTGTATTGAATAATCCATTGTGCGGATTCTTGTTTCATCAATGCCTTTGTTATTTTTTAGCACTAATAAATCTTCAATTTCAAGATGCCAAAGCGGGAATGTTATGGTTGCTGAGCCTTTTCTTATTCCACCTTGATTACAACTATTTACAGCGGTATTGAAATGCTTCAAAAAAGGAATCAGACCAGTGTGATAAACATCACCACCCCTTATTTCTGAACCCAGCGCACGAATACGACCAGCATTAATTCCGATGCCAGCACGCTGTGATACATATTTTATAATACTGGAGGCTGTTGCGTTAATGCTATCTAAACTGTCACCGCAATCAATCAATACACACGAGCTGAATTGTCGTTGTGATGTTCTTACGCCAGCCATTACTGGTGTTGGTAAACTTATTTCGTGTCTGCTAATGGCATCATAATATTGTTTTGCCCATTGTAACCTGAC